ATCCTTATTGCTTATCCTTACGCAAAAGAAAATCTCCTAAAACACTTTGATTGGTATATTGAACAAATTGATAATGTTAATCTTCTTATTGATTCAGGAGCATTTTCAGTATGGACACTAGGAGAAGTGATTAGAGTAGAAGATTATACAGACTTTTGTAAAATGATGTTAAAACGATATGAAGGTAAACTTAACTCTTGTCATATTGTTAATCTCGATAAAATACCAGGAGAATTTGGCAGGAAGCCCAATCAAGCAGAAATAGAAGACTCCGCACAAGTAGGAAGAAATAATTTTCATTACATGTTGAAACGAGGAATAACGACTATTCCAGTATTTCATCAACACGAAGAATCAAAATGGTTAGAATTAATGAAAAACGAGGTGGATTATATTGGTATCAGTCCGGCAAATGATGTTGATACAAAAAACAGAATGATTTGGATGGATGGTGTCTATTATGACCTCAAAGCAGACTATAAAACACATTCTTTTGGAGGAATAGCAGACAGTATCTTAAAGCGCTATCCTCTCTTTTCAGGAGACAGCAGCTCATGGACAAATTGGGCTAGGTGGGGAAAAGGAACAAAACATCATCTTAAAGGATGGGTAACAAACCAGCCGGAAGCCGTTAAACATATGATGGCAAAAGATGTAGCAAAGTATAAACAAACAGAAGAATTTATAACAAACTTATGGAAGGAAAGAGGTGTTGTGTGGGAGTAAGTATTATGATATAAACTATAATATATCCTTATGGAAGAAACTAATAAAATAACAGTTGATCCAAAGAAACTTGACGTTGTTGACATTACTTTAGTCAGACCAAACACATGGAATCCTAAAGATAAAGATACAAAAGAATTCAATGATGTAAAAGAATCTATTAAAGCTAACGGCTTAATGGGCTTTATCGTTGTCCGCGAAAATCCTCTAGGAGATATTCCTTATGAAATCATTGATGGAGAACAACGCTATCAATCGTGTGTTGAATTAGGCTATACAAAAATTTGTATCTACAACGAAGGAATTGTAGAAGACAAAAGAGCAAGAGAATTAACAATTTGGTGGCAAGCACAAGTACCTTTCAATGAATTATCATTAGCAAAGTTAGTTACAAATATGATCGAAACATACGGCAGTATGGAGACATATTTTTCAGATAAGAAACTAGCAGAAATGCAAGAACTCGCAAAATTCAACTTCAATCAATATAAGCCAGCAGAAAATAAAACACCAGCACCTACAGGAGAATTAATGAAAAACTTTATGGTTCAAGTAACAGCTTCTCAATATGAAGTAATCAGACAAGCATTAGAAAAAGCAAGACAAGTAGCAGAACAAGAAGGAGTAGAAGAAATATCAGATGCAAGAGCTTTAGAATTTGTCTGTGCAGAATATCTTTCAGAACCACAAGCAAATATAGAAGAAGAAATAAAGAAAACAGAAGATCAAATAGTACCAGAAGAAACAAAAGAATAATTATCAGAGCAACCACTATAACTGCTAATCACTTTTTAGCCTCAATATAAGATTATATTTGACTTTATCACGAATTTGGTATAAGTTATTCAAACTATGGCTAAACATGGAGGAGATCAAGGAGGCAGACCACCAATAACAGAGATAGAAAAAAGAGAAATTCTATCAAAACTTGAACCTTATTTGAAGGGTGGATTAAACATATCAAAATCAATCAGTGAGGCACAAGTAGCAAGTGCAACCTTTTATAGATTAATGCAAGATGATGAGAGGTTTAGAGAGAAAATCAACAGGTTTAGAAATTTCGTACCTGTATTATTAAACAATGTATTAGTAGGAGAGTTAATGGCTATATCAGCTAAACAACAAGGAACAGTAGATAAAAAAGGAAATCCTATTAAAGCAAAACCATTATCAAAAGAAGATAAAGATTTCTTATGGAAGTTTGCGTTAACATCTAATATCACTAAAGGAGAATTTGGAGAAAGAAAGGAAGTACAACTTTTTGATCCAGAAGCAGAAATCCAAAAAATTAAAGGTATTTTAGATGAGTCTGCTTCTACTGAAATACAACATGACGACTAATATACTTACGACAACAGATAATCTACCTCAAGACCTACAGCAAATTACAAAGCAACAAAGTAAATACTATGTTGCTTGTAATTACTATTTTAGAGACATGTACGGAGACAACTTTAAGTTGACTCCTTGGCAACAAGAAATCTATAAAGCTGTTTATGAGCCGGAACATACAAGGGTAGCAATCAAGACAACAACACAGTATGGAAAGAGTGAAGTTGTATCAATGGCTCTTATTAATGTAGCCATAGAAAGACGAGAAAAAATCCTCATAGTAGCACCCTCAGGAGCACAAGCCTCAATCATCATGGACAAGGTAATAGACCACATATTCGATTCCCCTTTTATTACGGGTATGGTGGACTACAAAGGAGATAGTTTAGAAAAGCTAAAACAAGAGAAATCTAAAGAGCGTATTACTTTCAAGAATAGTAGCGAAATCTTTATGTTAACGGCTGATGTAAAGAATATCCAAAGAGAAGCAAAGAACTTAATGGGTTTTGGAGCAACACTTATCATTATAGATGAGTCTTCACTTATTCCCGATAACATGTATTCAAAAATTCTTCGTATGGTTGGAGGAGCAAAGAAAGGAAAGATCGTTCAGTTAGGAAATCCTTTTGAAAGTAATCATTTTGGTAAGTGTTTTGGTGGTGTAGAGAAACATGGAAAATGGCAAGCTAAAAGATACTTTTGTATTTCAGTACATTATAAGACAGCATTAAAAGAAGGGAGACTTACACAAGAGTTCTTGGATGAGGCAAGAGAAGATATGACAGAATTTGACTGGAATATCTTTTATGAAGTTAAGTTTCCAGAAGGCGGAAACATTAATGGTCTTATTCCTAGAGCATGGATTGAGTTAGCTGTTAATCAAAAAGGATGTGAAGGAGACTTCAAACAAACAGGGCTTGATCCTGCACGTTTTGGTTCAGATAAGACAGTATTTACCTATAGAAAAGGTGGTGTGATAGCACCACAAGAACAAACAGAAAAAATGGATACAATGGAAGTAGCAGGATGGACACGACCTAAATTAGATGAACTACAGCCGGACAGACATGTAACAGACGTTGTAGGGCTTGGAGCAGGGGTACACGATAGATTAGAAGAAGTGCAAGACGAACCAAATTGTAAATGGACTGATTGTGAGTTAATTCCTCTTAATGTTGGTGAATCTCCTACTGATCCTGAAAGTAAAGGAAAGTTTGTTAATTTGAGAGCGCAAGTATATTGGCATTTACGAAAGCTATTCAAGCCAGATGAGAGAACAGGAAGAAGTCAAATATCAATTCCTGATGATCCTGAACTAAAGAAGCAATTAGAAGAAATACGATACAAGTATTCTAGTGAACGAAAGATAAAGATTGAGCCAAAAGACGAAATGAAGAAACGTCTTGGCTATTCTCCTGATAAAGCAGACTCACTTGCTATGGCATGTTGGGATTATGAAGAAACAGAACCACAATTATTTTTTGCCTAAAAAGATTGCATTCGGGCGAATTCAATCTTTAGGTATAGTAAATTTGATATGGTACATAATGTAGAAGGTTATAGCAAGGATAAAGAAAGAAAAGGCATTAACTATTTCAATTACTGTGTTGATAGTTGTCTCATCTAACAGATGAAGAATATGAAGTGAAATTGCTATAACAGCAACAACATTGGTAATAAGCATTGTCATACCAACAATAAGAAGTTGTCTCCGTAAACTTTGCATACCATTTTTCACTCGACTTTCTTTTATTTGTAAAGGAACAATAAGGAAGACAAGCATACCTATAGTCATACTTTTGACAATGATAGAAATAATATCAAAGAGGGAATTTGTGTTTATCATACATTTCTTAATTCTTCCTCCTTTTCTAATTTTTCTACTTTAATATGCCGTTCAATACTTTCATCATTATATTGTGTGGTATACATTCTATGACCAACAAAAGACATGGCATTGAAAGCAAAAGCATTAACTAATTGAAGCCAGATATTAAGTGTTGATTGTGAATGTGTATGAAGAAGAATATCTACCAAAAAATAGATAGTGATTGCATTGACAAGAAACAAGATAATACCAAATGAAAGAAGCTGTACGCGTAATACTCGTAAGCCGTTGACTACTCGAAGTTCTTTTATTTGTAATGGTATACAAAAGAATAACAATTCAACACAAGAAATCAGTCTTAGAAAGACTGCAATAGGTGTTCCATAATGTAAGATAAATAGGTTAATCATATCGTTATTTGATAGCTCCAATAGCTTTACCAATATAATATGTGGTTGTACGTTGAATGACAAGATTTTGTAAGTCTCCTTGTTTTTTCAGAGACTTCGTTACCTCAGCCACTCGTTCAGAGGCTTTTTTCTTTATATCTGCTACTGCTTCTTCTGATGCCTCAAGACCTAGTTTTTTATCAAGCCATATGTGAAAGATAGAAAGTAAGTTTTTCATAATGCTATTTACCAATAGGACTGTTTAAGAACTTTTGGAACAAACTGATTAGTAGTTCTGAATTTGACTTTATAGCGTTGATAGGATCAAGTAGTTTGTTTGTTATGTCTTGAGCATCTGAAACACGTTTTTCATTCACACCTTGAATAGTTTTTATGAAGTACCAATTAAGAGCAATAGACAATGCTAATAGAAGACCTAAAACACCTTGCGTTGCAATGTTGCCGATAATGGTTGTTATTTGTGGCATGTACCTATGTTACTATGATCTAAAATAAAAAGTAAGCTCTAAAATCCTGATATTGTTTTTATCTCTTCACAAGTGATAAACTTGGACGTAGTATGAAAATCAAACAAGCCTTGGCAGCACCACCTCAAGCAGCATCGTATGTCGTTAATCTTCCACAACCTCCTGTACGAAATGCAGAAGAATATCTGAAAGCATATATTGGTTATATCTATACGGCAGTAGGAGCGATTGCACAAGAAGTAGCAAGTGTTGATTTGCACTTATACAAAGTAGGGTTTGTTGGAGGAAAACCAAAGACTACAGAAATCTTTGAGCATCAAATTCTTTCCGTTCTTCATTATGTTAATCAGTTAGAAACTTTTTATAATGTTGTTGAAGCAACACAAACATATCTTGAATTAGTAGGAGAAGCCTTTTGGGTTGTGCTAGGAGATAACACAGGAGTAAAAGAATTCTGGTTACTTAGACCTGATTGGGTCAAGGTTATTCCTTCCGCAAAGAATGTTATAGATCATTACAACTATTATGCCGGAGGTGTGATAACAGAGAAAGTAGAAATACCAAAAGAGTTTGTTGTGCCGTTTAGATATTTTCATCCAATGAATCCTTATCGTGGTAAAGGTCCTGTACAGGCAGCAGCACTTCCGTTTGATATTCTCAATTTCGCACAAGAATATAATCGTAACTTCTTCTTTAATTCTGCTATCCCTTCAATGGTATTTAGTTCTCCAAACAAGATAAGTGAGAATACCAGTAAACGCTTTTTACAACAATGGGAAGAATCGTTTGGAGGAAGAACAAAAGCAAATAAGATTGCTTTCTTAGGTAATGGTTTAACATTAGACAAAGCATCTTTTGCAGCTAAAGAACTAGACTTTACAGAACAGATGAAGAATATGCGTGATGATGTGCTTGCTGTATTCAAAGTACCAAAAACAGTTCTTGGATTAACAGAAGATGTAAATAGAGCAAATGCAGACGCTACTACAAGAGCTTTCATGGAACGTGTTATTACTCCTCGGATGAGAAAGTTTGTTGATTCACTCAATGAGTTCTTTGTACCAATGTTTGTTGGAGAAAATGAAATGTTATTCCTCGATTTTACTGATCCT